GGAGTTCTTTCAGCGTAAATATCTGACGAAGATCTATACTTCACTACATCACTGACGGATCTTGGGAAAGAGATCTCTTCAGGAGTTAGTTTATTAAATTTATTGCGACAGTCACCTATGTAGTTAATCATATCATCTTCAGATCCAGTCATCATAATTTTGAACGAGTCCTTCAACATTTGACGACAAGGTGCAGGTGTGGAAGACTTTACAGCCTCGATACCCATCACTTTTAATTTAGGTTCTGTATATTGAACACCTTCACTATTCCAAACATTAAGAATGTACCTCTTCTTTGCAGTCCAGATACCACGATCAGCGATATTCTCTCTCTTCATTTGCATCTTTTGTTCATATGCCGAAACATAATCCGCAAGATCTTGATACGAGTTATCAATAAACGGTTCTAATTTATCTTCACAGATTCTATCAAGTAGTGCAACAATTGCTGCCTTATCATCAGACTTATTACCAAGAAACTTAGTAACAAGAGGTCCAAGGTTAAGATAGATTGAGTCAGTGTCAGATGCAATAACATAATCTTCACCCTCAGTGGATAAGAGTTTGTTTAGATACTGATTCATCTTGTTCTCAATCCAACGAATTGAGACCTGTCCAGATAAAGTAATAGCCTCCGCATTTGCTAGTTTAAAATACCTGAAGTATTGATTGCCAATAGCACCATAAGCAGAGTTAAGAGAAATCTTCTTCGCCATTTGAATGTTGTTACATCTGGAGATTTCTTTCTTAAGTGCATCAGTAGGAGTCTTCTCAAACTCTTGCTTGGCTTTAAGCATACGCTTCTTGAAGATAACCCGCTCACCATACATCTTCTCCATCAACTCAGGCAAAAACCCTTTCTTATCCTTACGGAACATAGCACCATTAGGACAGACAGCGTTGTCCTTATACATCTCAAAGCTTATCTCTTCAGAAAGTATCTTATCAACTGTTGCTGTTGGATGTTTTTCGTCCAAGAGGGTCTCTGGCGAGATGTTGTACTGCATAATAAGATGAGGGTACAGACTATTAAGGTCAAAAGAGACCACCCAATCGTACACTCCAGGAATCGGTTCCTTAACATAGGCTCCTGCATACTTTTCATCCTTATCAGTTTTTTCCTTAGGGGGAATGACTATACCTTTCTTCTTCAAATAATTATAGATGATGGTGTCCCACATCCTTACTTGATAGAATACATCACTATAGTTAACTTTAGCATCGTATGCCATAGTTAAAGCAAGCTCGATCAACTTCATCTTATCTTCAAGACGGTCTACGAGCTCCACATCGATGATATTATATTCTACAAATTTTTGCCACCCATGAGTATAGAAATCCTTAAAGGTATCAAACTCAGAGTGATCAAGTTTTTTCTGACCAAGTTCTACATTAGCAATATGATCAAGACGATACGATTCTTGATTGGTATATGTAAACTTTTTATAAAGATCGAGATAATCTAACTGTGAAATACCACCAATATCGTAGAAAATTTGTCTACGACCTTTGATAAAGACTTCTTTTTGAGATACTAATCCCCAAGGCGATAATCTCTTAGCAAGTTTTTCGCCAAGAACACGATCAATACGCTTTGCAATGAATGGCATATCGAACAACTGAATGTTCCAACCAGTCACAACATCAGGAGTATTTTCCATCCACCAATTAATGAATGAACTTAGAAGATCTCTTTCATTGTTAAATTGAATATATCTAACATTATCTTGCTTGATCTTGAAAGGTCCTTGACCCCAAGTTGTAATCTCTCTTGTATTGTAATCTTGAATAGTAATTAGCAGGATCTCTTGATCAGCTGCCTCAACATCAGGAAATCCATTCTCAGCACGAGTTTCGATATCAACTGTGATAAGGCGGATCTTACTAGCGTCAAATTTAATCTCATCTTGAGGATACTTATCAGAAATATACTGATAGATATACCTCTCATTACCATACACTTTAAAGTTATCTACATCGCCATAACTTTTTAAGAAGTCACGGCAGTCTGATACAAAACCAGGCTTAATTGGTTCAACATAATCCCCATTAAGAGTTTTATGAAAAGTTTCTTTCTTGGCAGGAACAAATAATGTGGGTTTGTATTTTTCTCTAAACTGAATGTACTCACCATTTTCATAACCACGAACGAGGAACTGATCCCCAATCATTTGTACATTAGTATAGAATTTCATTCAGAAAGCAGTTCGTTGTATGCTTGGAGGATGTGCGGCTCAGGATCAACTAATGTCAAAATAGTATCACTTTGGATTCTACATTTCTTATCAGAAGACATGTTCAATACTTTCCAAGGTGTAAGACGATCCTTATATTCTTTAGGTGATTCTTCCAACTCAAGGAATTCATATGGGTTATCTAACTCACAATCGGGTTCACCGATGTCAGCACCAACTTCCTTAATGCCTGCAATAATGCAGAGGTAGTCTTCCTTGAATACGATTACTTTAATTGGATTCATCAGTTACCTCTTGGTACATTTTTTTGAGATCAGCAACTGGTTCAAAGATAGTTTGAACAGAATTTGGATTTACAATGAAGGTAGTCTCTTGAGTAAGAGGTTGCCAAGTAGCAAGAGATACTTGAGATGTATTCTCTGCGGTTTCATTATTATCTTCTGATAGCAGCATGGTTGGCTGCATGATAACACGAAATGGTTTAGTGAACATGTATTGACGAGCCCTGTCTTCAGGATCAATCAACTCTTTGATGTCAGCAATGATGGAGTCATTGCCGATGATAGCAATTCTAACGGACATAATGCAGTTTTTACCTCTTCCTATTATACCATAAAAATGGGGGGCATACCCCCCCCTGCCGATATTTAGAACCAATCTTTCCGTTGATGATGCTCTGGAACTATCCTAGCCAAACATATTGAAAGGAGTCCATCCTCAAATTCTACACTCTTCACTTCCACATCCTCAGAAAGCGTCCATACCCTCGTAAAGGACCTCTGTGCTAGTCCCTTATGCTGATAAGTAGTTTCGGTCTCCTTGTCCTCTTTCTGACCCTCCACAAAGAGTTTGCCATCCTGCGTGTAGACAAACAACTCTGCCTTTTTAAACCCTGCCAGGGCGATCTCTAGCCTGGACTCTACAGAATTTATGGATACTAGGTTGTAGGGAGGATAGTTAGTAGTGGTCTCATGTAGTGAGTATAAACGATCAAAGTATTCGTTCATACCAATGCTATTGCGATGAACACGATCCAAAAATTGGTCGATGTTAGACGCACCATACTTAGTAAGGTCGGTCATTTTTATCTCCTTTAAAAGCGAGTTTGTATTGTGTGGACCCCGAAGGCATCCATTAATATTTATTAGAAGACATTAAAAAACGGGGTAGCGAACCCCGTAATTTTTTATTCGGTTTACATCAATTGAAGTTTCTATTTACTACCTTGATGAGTGGGATATCTTCTTCATTAATAGTATCCTGAGCGACTGTACGATGCTCACAATCAGGGTGGTTCCAAGGAAATTCCCTACGGTTCTTATCGGTATGGGATTTACCTTGCATGTCAAGAAGACGGTTCTCAAGATTATCAAAGTTTAAGGTGAAGAACTTATTCCGCTTACATGCAAGGCTCTCCTTTGCTTCTGGAATTGGAACTGAGAAAATAACATGAAGTGGCTTATCAGCAAGCATTGCTTGAGAAGACCTACTTAAGATGGCACCTACACGAGATTCAAAGTTCTTTCCATTAACAATAATGACAATAGCATCAGGATTGTCATAGTAATCCCGAACCCATGGTTCAATATCGGAGTGGTCGGCACGAATACGATTTATCAGAGGCATGATAGTTTCGTTATTTAACTCACGATACCTTCCTTCAAGTTCCAGCGTTGCGTCAAACATGCAAAGAGAATAGATCTTGTTAACAAGAGTGCTTGCTTGCTTGTTTGTCAAACCAGGTCCATGGGTTCTAACCTCATGGGTAATGCCCTTTTTGTCGTATGCGCCTACAAGCGTTAGTGCGTGACAAACACCAGCTTTGACATCATCGATGCTCGGGTCCTTTGAATACAAATTGGTCGTCCAGTTAGATGCATTTGCAAAACGAACCCTTGCCAATTCGTTTTCAAAACGAACACCCTGGTGCATCCATGCAGGAATTCCTAGGATGATTGAGGCGGCACGCCTATGCATTCCGTTGATAGTTTCGTCAGTATCAACATCAAAATACACGACTCTACTAGGAATAATTCCTTGAGTCGTAATTGTATCCGCAAGGTGCTGTTGATCAACGATCTTAAAGTTAACCCTACCAGGGTTCGACCAAGCCTTGGTGTCACTCCAAAACTTCATACCAGGATCGCCAACTAATTCTACGCCATCAATATCATGGGTAGATGGAGCGTCCCATTTTGTGGGGTCGCAGTGCTCAAGCAACCAATCATTAGACAGAAAATCTGCATTCGACACAGCTGTGCCAAATTCCTTCATTAAGTTAGACATATCAAAACAGATATAGTGTGGTAAGACCAGAAACGGATCATCAAAAGATGTATTTCTGATCAAAGTAGGTTCCTATCGCCGCTACTCCTGAACCTATTAAGGGGAGTACCGCAGCCAAGGTGGTTTCCCTCCCTGACCTCTATATTATACACCATTGAAAAGGGGGCGTCAAGCCCCCTATCTACTTTGGTAGCGAATCCGTCGTAGAGAGTCGCGCACGAAAGAGCGACGATTTATTTATGAGTTCTCTTCACCTTCAACTTTAACTTTACGACCAATATTGTACTTAGTCTCCAAGGCCCAATTCCCTTTATCTTTGTATGCTAAGACTTTAATCTGATTGAGAGGAGCAATATCTTGAATCCTTTCTACATCAACAACAGAAATGAGACCCCAGTCAGCAAGCAATTGAGTAATTCTATTGCGTCTTTGAACATCATTCAAAGTAAGATTCGCTTTCTTGCCATCAAGAGCAAACAACTCTTTAAAATGTACGATGAAATACCTGCCTTGCTTATGCAAGATATGGCATGACTGATAAAGTTTTTTTTCTTTTCTAGATGCTACACCAATTCTAGTTAGTGTT